CCTTGCGGTTGAAGTCGTCGAGCTTCTCGTCAAGGATGGCGACGAACACCACGTGCTTGCCACGGGCGTGCTGCAGGTGGGTCAGAGCAGTGAGCATTTCCTGGCCCAGGAGACCGTAGGCCCCGCGGGTGTCGGGCTTACCCGTGCGCTCAGATAACGCCTGCGGCTGGGCCTTGGCCCAGATCAGGGCCAGGCGCGCCAGTACCGTGATGCTGTCGACAAAGTAGGTGTCGTACTTGGCCAGCTGGGCCGGTTCACCGTAGCGCTCGCACACATGGTCGAAATGGGCCTGGGAATACGGTGCGTCTGCCGGCAGGGCTGGGTTAGGGCCGGCCAGGAAAACCACCAGGTCGCGGAACTCGGGCCAGGTGGCAGGACGCACGCAGTCGCCATGCCAGTCCTTGACCGCGAGATCGCCAGCCTCCAGATCCACGAACAGCGTGCGATCTTCAGGCAGGGTCTTGAGCTGGGTGGTTTTGCCGATGCCGGACTTGCCCAGTAACACCAGCTTGACCCCTTGCTTTTCTGCCAAGCGCTGTGAGGCGGAGATGATTGGGAGTGCCATCACGCCACCTCCCGCAGTTGCTCAACCACTGTCGGGTTCCAGAGGATCTGGTAGCCGCTGTGACCATTTCTGGAATACGGCATCGCCTCAGCCCAGGCTTCACCAGCGTCAGTCAGCTCCCATTCATCGCGATCGTTGCGGTACTGCAGACCCAGGGCGGCCAGACGCAGATTGGTGGTCTTGGCGGACAAGTTGGCAAGTTTTCCGAGCTGGGTCGGATTGAGGGAGCAGATGGGTTCATTGGCCGCGGGCAGCGTCCGCCGCAAGGTCTCCACAGCTAAACCCGTGTTCTCCTGGATGCAGGTGAGCGTTGCGGCCATGGCAATGCCAGCCTTGACCCCAGGCACTTTGGCCACGGCTTCGCCGATCAGGAGCAGCGCAGTAACGCGGTCCTGTGTGGGAGCCGGAAAACTGGCAAGCGCTCCGGGAACGGCGTAGCTGCCCGTCTTGCGGATCGACGGTAGTACTTCGTGGGTGACCCAGCGTTTGAAGCGTTTGGCTTCGGTTTTGCGACTGCCAAGCACCAGGGTGTAGAGCCCGGGCTCGTTGACCGTGGTCATCTCTTGGCCGCCGCCGGGGGTGTGAATTGAACTCACACCCTTTTCATCTTCATCCAGACGCTCAAGTGCCTTGCGATCAAGACCAATGGTCACCAAGACGTCAGCTGCGACGAACCATGGCTCACCTTGTGAATCCGTCACGACTCGGACGGGGCGACCTTCAAAGTCAAAGGGGGCAAGTTGCTGGTTCATGATCAACCCTCCAAGTCAGATGACAACTGGAACGTGGCCTTACCGGCCTCGACCGTGCGGGCATCGGCAAACTGCTGCTGCAGCGCCGGTGGCCAGTTGGTGTAGCGGGACTCAGGAATGGCCAGCTTCACGTCGAGGTAGCTCTCAACGGCTTCGCCGGAGGCGACGATGCGCTCGGCGATGGCCTTGAGCTTTTTCTGGTCCCAGGACACCTTCTTGGGCAGCTCGAATTTCACGTGCAAGCCGTCGGCCTTGAGGTGGGCGGTACCGAAATCACGCCCGGTATCGCGCAGGGCTTCGCGCCCCTGGACACCAAAGCGCTGCTCCAGGGCGGCGTCCACCTTGGTGCGCGCGCTCTTGAGCCAGGCGATGGCCTGATCAAGGTTGGTGTCGACCTCGTAGAGTTGCTGGGTAGGCAGGCTGGCCAGTTGGGCAATCGACATCTCGGCGATGTCAGCGGGAAAGACAGTCAGATCAGTCATGGCCGGCCCCTCACTGGTATGCACGCGCAGAGGTCGAGAACCGAGCGACTTGGCGCTCGTAGTGCTCGATGGCAGAGATCTGGTACCGAACGCTGGCGCCGAGCTTGCAAAAGACCGGGCCAAGCTGTTCTTGCCGCCAGCGGCGCAGAGTTTTGACCGACAGCCCCCAACGGGCAGCGAGTTCGTTTTCGTCAAGGGCCAGACGTGGGGCGTTATCCGGCTGGTAGCGCGGCTGGCTTCGGCCGGTTGGAACAGATAGGGCTTGATTTCGCATTGCGGGACTCCGTTTGTTTTGGGAGTCCCTATTGAATTGCTCCACCCCTTGGGCTTGGGGTTGGTCTTGTCCGGCTTAAGCCCGGCATTCTGGTCATGACGGAACCCGTACATCCCGTGCAAGTTGTTGATCTATATGGGTCATCGAGGCCTGTTTCGGTTATTGCGATTTCGCTTATTTCGTTTATAATGCCTCCAACGTGAACTTCACCCCGACGAGGAGACCCTCCATGAACGCTCCCGCCATCCCCAAAACCCTGCCCTCGGAAGAGGACATCGCGCTCGCCAGAGAGTCTGGTCGGGCGCTATCGACCGTGCTCCAGACACGCTCCGAGGTCCAGCAGATCGACTTCCATGACGAAAAAGGTGCTGTACGCGCGGTTCGGATCCCGACCTCTGCGCTACGTCTGCTCTTGGAAGTCTTGACTGAGATCGGCCAAGGCAATGCGGTGTCGATCATCCCGATCCACGCCGAGCTGACAACTCAGGAGGCGGCAGACGTGCTCAACGTCTCGCGCCCATTCCTGGTTCAGTTGCTCGAAAAAGGTGACATCGCGTTCCACAAGATCGGCACCCATCGTCGGGTGCGCTACCAGGATGTGATCGCCTACAAGAAGCGTATCGATGCCGAGCGTCGCAAAGCCCTGGATGAACTGGCCGCTCAGGCCCAGGAACTCAACATGGGGTACTGACCGGATGAGTTCGCATTTCACCGTCGTCTATGACGCCTGCGTGCTGTATCCGGCACCGCTGCGCGATTTGCTGATGCATTTGGCGCTGTCGGATCTGTACCGTGCACGCTGGAGCGATCTGATCCACGACGAGTGGACGCGCAATGTCCTGGCCAACCGCAACGACCTAAACAGTGACCAACTCAACCGCACGCGCCAGCTGATGAATGCAAACGTGCGTGACAGCCTGGTCGCTGGGTTCGAATACCTGATTCCGTCCATCGAGCTGCCAGACCCCGACGACCGCCACGTGGTGGCTGCCGCCATTCACTCAGGCGCCAGCTTGATCGTCACCTTCAACCTGAAGGACTTTCCGACCGACGCACTCAAGCCTTACAACCTGGCAGCCCAGCATCCAGATGACTTCATCGTGGACCTGTTAGACCTGCATCCGGCCAGCGTACTGGAGGCGGCCGCCAGCCACCGGCGCTCACTGAAGAACCCGCCGAAAACCGCAGACGAATACCTGGACACCCTGCTGGCGCAGGGATTGACTCAATCAGTGGCGGTCATGCGCCAATGGACCGTGGCCATGTAACAGGCCGGAGGAGACAACATGGGCAAGAAGACCCTGACAAATGCGCACTGCTTGCTGGAACTCGTCGAACTCGCAGCGGCGCCAATCCTCAAGACCTTCAGTGGTCTTCAAGAATGCCAAGCTCTGGCCCGTGGCTTCGATTGGTCGCAAGTTGATGATCAGCTCTCCGTTGCACTGGTCGAACACATCAAACACCTGCGCAAAGACCAACGGGACCCCGCCGAACGGGAAGCACTGCGTGTTCTGCGTCTGGCATCGCCGCGCGGTGCCCAAATCCTCACCACCGTCGCCGATCAGCTCAACGACAACGAACTGATCACTGCATTCCTGGCTCAAGATGGTGGAGAAATCGGTCGATCCGTCTGGATGCGGACCCACTCAGACGAATCGGCCCGGCTTTTCGATGTCGCCGAGTCAATCCTCAACACTGCCGACATTCGGGGCAGCAAGCGCCTTTATGACGCTTTTGACATCCCGTGCGATGAGGCGCCGCCCTTCATCTGGAACGACACGATCCGCAAAGAACTGGAGACACAACTGACCCAGGCCATGCGCCTGAACGAGCCGTGCGAGGTGGTCTATGTCCCACTGGCTGACGAAAAGAAAAACGGTGACAGCGCGATCGTTCACTACTTGGTGGTTCGCTTTGCTGGCGACCAGGTGACCGCAGTTCAGATGGTCAATCGAAACCGCAAGACCTTCTGCTACTTTCCTGCTCGAGATGCCACGTTGGTCTACAACCCAGAGAGAAAAGTTGTCGAAGCCTACGCGCACACGCTGTCAACGCGGGCACCGCTGGCCAATGTGCTGTCCAAACATGGCTTCAAGATCCCCTTATCAAATCGACCGCTAAACCGATCGCGCTACGACCTGTCGCGATTTGCCGTGCCGCTCAAGGATGTCAAACCCCGTCTGGACGGAGTGAAAGTCGAACGCCTTTACCTGACCGAGGCCAAGGCCTTGATCGGACATTCCACTGACGCTGTCACGCTGCATATCGACAGCGGTGTCGAACTGCACGATGTCATCAATCAGCGATGGAGTGCCCATCCGTTTTCACAGCCTGGCGCCATCCTGGGCGTCACGCTGGTCGCTGACTTCGTGTTTGATGGCGAGACCGCCGAAACTCCGTTATCCATTGTGGTGGCAGAGC